AAGCTTGGTCAGGTGGCGCACGATGGTGTCGATGCTGCTGCGAAACAGCGCGAAGATGATGACCTTGCGGTCCGTCTCCTCCAGCACCTCCTCCAGCACGCTCAAGCGCGGGCCTGCGTCGAACTCCACAACTTCTTTGTCGTCGGTGTATGCCGCGCCGCACGAAATCTGCAACAGCTTGTTGACGGCCACACCCGCATTGACAGCGCTGATCGTCTCACCCGCTGCGCGCACCATGAGCTGCTCCTTGAGCATCTTGTAGTACTTGTTCTGCTGCGGGGTCATCGGCACTTCACGCGTCACGGTCAGCACCGGGGGCAGGTCAAGGCACTGCGCTTTTGTGAAACGTATTGCTGGCTGCAAGGCGCTGAACACTGTGTCGCGTGCATCGGGCTTGGCTGCCCACTTGAACATGGTCAGCTTGTTCATCACCTTGTCGCGCCACGCCGTGAAGAACTTGGGCACGCCACCGGGGTTCACCAGCTTGGCCAAGCCGTACGCATCCACGGGGGACTGCGAGGCCGGTGTGCCCGTCATCATCCACAGGTACGTCTCGGGCTTGAGGATCGAGTTCAGCGCCTTCCAGCGCCGCGTGCCCGGGTTCTTGTACGCGTTGGCTTCGTCTACGATGACCAGATCGAAGCGACCATCTGCATTGATCTCGCTGGCGATCAGGTTCAGGCCGTCATAGTTGGCAATGACGATCTCGTAGTTCTTCTGGATCATCTCGATGCGGCGCGATGCCTGCGCATGGTGGGCCACCACAGCGGAGCGGTGGATGATGCTGCTGTTGATGTCCCCCATCCACGCGCTGTGCATGATCGACAGGGGGCACAGGATCAGCACACGCCGCACGTCACCGCGCTTCATGAGGTAGTCCGCTGCCCACAGTGCGCTCAGCGTCTTGCCGGTGCCGGGGTCGTTGAAACAGAATGCGCGGCGGTACAGCGTGAGGAAGCTGGCTGTGTCGACTTGGTGATCCATCGGCTTGTATCGGCCGGGCCATGCGTATTTGCGTGTGATGGGGGATGGTGCGTTCTTCACGCCGAGGTTGCGCAGCACGCGCATCTCGTCCAGTCCCCAGTACACGGCCACTTCATATGTGCCGTCGTGCTCAGAGAGCACTTTGTGTTTTGGGATGACGCTGTACTTGTGTGGGTTGCGTGTGCGCACCACCAGCGCCTTGTTGTCAATGATCTGCATTACGCGTCTTCTTTCAAACGATACCAACCTTCAAACATCTCAAACATGTTGGCTTTGTTCAAACGGTCAAAAGCGTCCGTGTAGAAGTCTTTGCCGGGTTCTGGTCGAGGATGTTCTGCGTCGTACCACGCATCCCCGTGCTTGATCCGCCACAACGTGACAAGTTGCGCCAGCGGGACGTTAAACGCCTCAATCTCGTTGGGGTTGAGCCTTGGCAGCTTTTGTTTCATGCCCCCCAGTCCTTGTTGCGCTGCGTATTGCTGCTTTTGCTGTGCTGCGTCAACTCTGCGCAGCTGCCGCAGGTGCTCCTCGTAGTCCGCCTGCGATCCGGGGTAGGCCCCGCCAAATACACTGTTCATCAAACTCATGTTGCACTCCTATATTGGTTTTCTACATACGAACCGCGCCCGGTTCGTCAGGTAATGTGTTTCAAGTTTGCCCATAGATTTGAGCCGCTTGTAGGTGAGTCCGTAGAACTCCTCGGCAAGCACGTCTTTGACGTCTACCCATTCGTTTCCATAACGTGCTACCCAGAGATTGATCAGCGTCTCTATCGGTGTGCTGAACGGCAGGCTTTCAAGGTCTTCCATGTTCACCTCCACGTCGTTTGAAATGATGCCATCAGGCGCACGAAAAACTTTTGAGGCAAAGTCGTTACCGCTGTTGTGAAAAGCGAAGGTTGCACCACTGATGGGCGCGGTCAGGGTGTGTCCGGCAGAACTGACAAGACCGCCCGCAGGGGGCGGGGTGTAGATACTGGGCATCACTTGATCGAGTGGTCGCTCTTGCGAGCGTACGAACGATTGGCACTTGCGGGCTTCACCGTGAGGTTCTTGCGCGTCGTGGTGCCGCCCTTGGACAGTGGTTTCTTGTGGTCAACGTCTTTGCCGTCGCCTTTGTGCACAACGCCTTCGGCCTCCAGCATGCGCCGCGCTTTGTTGCGCTGGGCACGGGCTTTCTTCACGGCGGGTTTCTGATCGTACGCTGGGTATGCAGCGCGGTCTTCGGGGTTCTTGTAGGGCATTTCAGGCTCCTTAATGTTTGGGGTTGAATTCGCAGCCAGTGACTTGGCACCAGCCACACAGCGGCGTTTGGTTTGGGTTCCACACGTCGTTGGCAAAAGACGCTTCGAGCCGCGCCGTGCGCTCACGGTAGCGCCACCACGCCGCAGCCTTCTGATCACGCGTCATCTGCAACTTGACCATACTGTTTTTCACGATGAAGAGCAAGGCCGAGTTGACTTTGCGGATGTGCGGGAAGTACTCGAACACCATGCAGGACATGAGCACGAGCTGGTCACGATCAGGGTACTTGTTGTTGCCCGTCTTGTAGTCGCCCACCCACGCCGTCAGGTTGTCGTCGTCAACAATCAGGATGTCGGCAATGCCGCGCACCCACACGTCCTTTTCTTTCCAGCCGGTGGGCTTCAAGTCCACGGTCAGCGCCATCTCGAACTCAGCCAGCTTGCGCCCGGGCTTCTTGATGAGCGAGTCGGCCACGTCCTTGAACTGCGCGTGCTCGGGTGGGATCGGCTTGCCGTCCCGGACATACAGCTCAAGCGACTCGTGCACTTGGTTGCCGTAGCGCGTGGCCTCGGTCTCTTGGAAGGGGTACTTCTTCAAGACCTTGACCTCGTGGTAGCGCCGTGCGCAGCCCTCAAAGTCTTTGAGGGAGGAGTGAGACCATGCTGGTTTTTTCATATCTGTCTTTGTTCCGTAAAAAATAGTTGAACGCGTCTTCAAAGCTGTCCGCTATCACAGGAATTGGGTAGTTGTCTCGGACTGTGGCTGGCGGGTTTGCGTACAACCAGCCCCGCTTTGTGTGCTCAGAGTCAAAGGCCGGGTGTGTGACTGTCCAGCCCAACAGCTCCATGACGTCGACCTTGGTCTGCTCTTCAAAACTTTGCGGAACGTATCGCATCGTTGAGCCTCTTGGAAAACGCAGTGACAAACTGTTCGTTGGCTTCGAGCTTGCTGCCCATGTCGTGCAAGATGGCGTGCGTCACCTCGTGCCAGAAAGTCTCGCTGCGTTGGCGATCTGAACGTACAACAAGTCGGCTCCCCGTGCGCATCGTCAACGCAACACGGATGTTGTGTCCGTACGTCACGCTGCCCGCGTGTGTGGGGGGAATCATTGCGAACGGCTGCACCACGGGGTATCGTGTCTTGCCGATCTTGATGCTGGTCGGGATCATCATAGTTGCTCTCCTTGGTCAGTTTTTGGCCAACCCATATCGACGGTGTGCGCCACCGTCAGCGGCCAGAGGAATCCCCGGCAAATACTTCGGCTCCATAGTCATTTGCGCCAAGACCCAAGTCTTAGCGAAATCAACTTCATCGTCCGGCACCACAGCAATTAGCTCGTCGTGCACGGTGCCCTTCACAGGGTACTTCTTGTCTACGCGCAGCATGCCGTCAGTCATCACAATGCGGGCTACGCCCTGCACGATGTTGTTCGTTATCTTACCAGCATACAGCTTCGTTGCGTCATCGCCGTACACCCACTGCAAGCCGCCTTCCTTCTCGTTGCCGTCCTCGTCCTTGACCTTCTCCCTGACTTGTCTCAGGTTGGGGTACAACAGGCTCATGCCGTTGGGCAGAACGATTTCTTCTTTGCGGAAGGTGACGCATTTATACGTGAATTCGTTGCCGCCGTAAAGTGAGCGCTCGATCAACGAGCCGCACATATCCCAGAACGCCACCACAGGCCACGCCGTGGCGCGGTACTTGTCGATGATCATCTTGGCCGCTACGCAGTGCACCAGCAGCTCGTCGTCTGTGCAGGTGTGCGGAATCTCCGTCATCTTCTTGACGTTGTCGTCCCACTCAAGAAACTTCTGTATGTACGTCGCGGTAACGCCGAGCTTCTTTGCAAAGTCTTTGTTGTAGCGTTGAGGCGGCGCACCGAGGAAACCCACGAGTAGCTGGGCGGCAAATGAAGCCCAGCCCAGTCCGTAACCACAGCCCAGAAGCGCGGACTTTGCCGACTGGCGGAGATCAGGGTGTGACTCTTTTGTAAGGCCCGGTATGTTGAACATCTGAGCGCCGAACGCTGCGTAAGGATCACCGCCTTGCCGGAAGATGAGTAGCATGTCCTCGTAATCAGCCAGCCACGCAAGAACTCGCGGTTCAATCTGTGACAGATCACCGACGACCAGTTGGTGCGCTTCGGGAGCCATAATAGCTTTGCGCAAGAACGATCCTCGCTTGAGGTTCTGCATGTTGATGGCGCTGCCTTTGCTGGCCGTCCAGCGCCCGGACTTGGCACCGTAGTACGAGAGCGGAACAGGTAGTCTTCCGCGCTTCGAGATGTCCAGAAACCGCTGCGCCCGCGTACGCTCAGTGGTCGATTTAACTTTGAGGCGAGCCTCACACAAAGCGGCAACGTCTTCGTTGTCCCCGTTGAGCATCGCTTGAAAAAGCGCGTCATTCTTTGCAAGAGCAAGCGTCTGTTTGCCAGTCGTCTTGCTCTTCTTGTAGGGCGGGGGCATGCCGAGTCCGCGCAGGACTTCGGCAAACTGCTTATTTGACGCAAGTGAAGATTCGTCAACACCGATCTTTTGTAGGAGTGCTTCACGTTTTTCCTTTTCATCGTACAACGCGTCAGTGAGCATGCTCTGGTCCAGCTCCAGCACCGGGCGCGTGTACATCTTGAGCGTCATGTCGATCAGGCGCAGCTCCTTGGTGGGGTACAGCCCGTTGGACATGCCCGTCGCGGGGTCAAGGCGCATCATCAGCTTGCTGAACACCTGCTCGCACAAATACACATCATGCGCACAGTACGCGGCCAGCTCCTGCTCAGTCTTCGGGTCCAGCTCAAGCATGCCGTTGGTGCTGTGCACCGCTTTGCCTTTGTCGGGCAGGCCGAAGTCACTGGCCAGCTTCTGCAACGAGTTGCCTACTTCGACCCCGCGCAAGGCGCGAGCCATAGAGAGGCTGTCAAAGATAAAACACGGGCGTGCGCCGTAGACCCACTCCATGATCGAGACATCGAACTGCGCGTTGTGTGCGAGCACGGCTGTGCGGCTCCAGTCGATGCTGTTGAAGTAGTCTTGCAAGTCGTCGTGCCTGATCCAAGGCGCTTTGCCTGTTGCTCCGAACTCTTTGGCGCAAGCGCCGAATGCTTTAAAACGTGGGTCACGAATATATTCCTCTGTTGTCATTTTGGAGAGCGTGAAACTTTCTTTGTCCCAGCGCGTCTCAAAGTCGATTGCGATGATCGTGTCGTATGGTTTTGCCATCAGTTGTACATCCCGTGTTCGGGAGCCTCTGCTTTGATGTCGTTGACGATAAGTTCGTGGGCTTCGCTGACAAGCCCCGCCACTTCAAACTCGTTGGCGTTGATGCCGACAAGAACACTCTTTGCGCCGTCAGACAGGATCAACACGCCGCCGAACGTCGCATCTTTTCCGTAGCACGTTGCCAGCAAAGTCAGCACGCTGGCGAAGTGTTCCTTCTGTTGCGTGGTCATGTCCTGCGCGGCCTTGGTGATGGCCTCCACCGCTTTGTTTGCAATGTCTTTATTCATCGCGCCCCCGTATGAAGTGAATCAACGGCTCCAGCGTGTAAAGGTTTTCTTCGTTAAGAATCATGGCAGCGCCCTTCGCGTCGCGGATTCTTCGTATGTTGTCGTCTTGCAGCGCGGTGGTTGTACCTTTGCCTGCCTTGGCTTCGATGGCTACAAAGCGCCCCCCAATGCAGCACAGGAAGTCGGGCACGCCGCTGTTGCCGTAGCCCGTGCCGATAGGCATGGCGTAGTAGACGCCCTCGGCGTCAAGTATTTTTCTGATCTTCTTTTTGACCAGTGCTTCTGGCGTTGATGCCATGGTTGCTTCTCCGTGATGTGTTGGTAAATGGTCGGGGGTATGGGTAGATTCAGCGCCCCCGCCGCTGTGAGGAGTTGGTGAGTTGGGTAACGCGAGCTGAGCGCCCTCTCACCGACAAAACGTACTCGCATCTACCGGGCTTGTACGCGTTGTGCAACCATGAACTCAGCTCTCGTGTTTGCTACAAATTTCGTCCAGCTTCATCTTGTAGTGCTGGGCTTTGTTGCCGTCGTCAGTGCCTTCTTTCTTGCCCTGACGCATGGCGTATTTGATGATGTTCCCTTTGAGGAAACCTTTGAATTCTTCGGGCGTGAGTACCGCCTCCATGACATGCCAAGGCTGCATGCCCATGTCTTTGTAGTGCGTGCCGCCGATCTGCACGGTGTCGGCTGTTGTCTGTGTCATGTTGCTACTCCTGAAGTTATTACTGCTCGTGTTTGTTGGTGCGTTTTGCACCTTGTCCAGCCTTGGAGTATACGTCGAACTGCTTGTATGCAATCAATCTTTTCTCTCGTTCGGCACTGTCCACAACGTGTTGTGCAGCGCTCTTTTCCTTGAGGCCCTTGGCCCGAAAATGCAGGTCGGTCGCGAACACGCTGGGCTGGTGGTTGCGCGCCCAATGGAAGGGCGAAAACGGGTGGCAGTTACATTTCTGTGCGGGCATGGGGGTTCCTTTCAAAACAAAACAGTTGCGGTCGGGGTCGAACTGAACGAGGTCAAGCACTTGCATGTGGGGCCTCCACAATAGGGCGCATCTTCTTCAAGCGCAAGCTCTCCATGACATCGGCCATGGCGGTCTCAAGCTGCTTGACGGTCACGGTCTCAAGCTGCGCATCGTGGACTTCCATGAGCAGGTTCAAAGCCACAAGCTCAGGGCCTTTGACAATGAAGCGGAAGTTGTTAGCCACACCCCGGCGAGCCAGCGCAAGGATGGCATCTTGACCAGCGCGTATCTCCAGCTTCCAGTCCGCACCTATGCCCCGGTTGGCCAGCGCTTCGGTGATATTTGCAGCGTCAATCAGTGCGTCGATGTCAAAGCGCGCGGCCACGCCAAGGCGCAGGTTGTTCATGGCATCGTGGTTGCGAATTTTGAGCGTGGTGCCTGCGCTGATCTCGTCAACTTTTTTCAGGCCCGCCCGCACCCACGTCATGGTGTCCGGGATGATCTGCCGGGGTTTGTACTTGCTACGCTTTCTCACGGCTTCTCCTTCAAAACAATTTTCTCCAACTTCTCCACAGCAAGACACAGGTCTTCGTGCAGGTAGTCGGGCAGTTGGGTCTTGGTGCTGAACGCCCACGACTCCATCGCGGACAGCAGCTTGATCAGTTTGAGTGCGTCTTCTTTGGTCATGTGTTCTTCTCCTTGAGTTTGGCTTCTTGCATATCCAACAGTACCAGCAACTGCGCGTCAGATCGAACACGACCGCCAATCCCTTTGGCATCGCTAATTAAGTCCAGCTTCGCATCATCCGTCAGCCCAACCCAAGGTCGCTGTGCTGCGGGTGGGGTGGTGTAGCGCTCCAATGCAGAAATCAGAGCGCCGCCGTGATCCGATTCAACGTCTCGGCCTTTGTAGCCCGGCGCAGAGTCGCCATGAGCTGCTCGTGCGCCTCTGGAATCGTTGTAGCCGAGGTCGTATGCGCCACGGATCGCATCAAAAACCCGGCGTTTTGCCATTGCATGCAGCGCCACAG